GTACTGTACTGTCGCGTTTCTTTAAAACGGCCTCAACGGAGATAGATACTCTAGCAGATGCTCACAGTGAGTATATCAGTCTGAATAGAGGTGCATACGGTGATTCGCAGAAGAATATGAACGGCCTACGAACACAAACACAAGGTATCACTCGAGCATACCATGAGATACTCGAAACAACACAGCACGAGGTAGTACTACACGGTGACATGGGTCTTAATCCTGGTCGTGTTATATATCTTAAGCTACAGCGTGCAATGGATCCTCAGAATTATAAAGACCTACTCGAAAAGAATCCAAGAGATGTATGGGACGAGCACTTATCAGGTAAATACTTAATCACCTCAGCGATACATACATTCGAAGATGGTAAGTATTATACTAATGTTAGAGTAAAGCGAGACTCTTTCTCGATCGATATAGATAATATATAGACATGAATAGCGAAGACTTTATATACGGAAAAGGATTCCACTGGTTTACTGGTGTGATCGAAGATATTAATGATCCAGAAGAAATGGGCCGTTATAAGGTTCGTTGTTTTGGTTACCATACTGACAATAAGGAACATATCTCTACAGAAGATTTGCCTTGGAGTCATGTTATGTTACCAATTACTTCAGCGAGTATGACTGGTATAGGGCAATCAGCGACTGGTATATTACAAGGAACATGGGTAGTAGGCTTCTTTCGTGATGGTTCTTCAGCGCAGGATCCCCTTATATTAGGTACACTGCCATCAAAATCAACACAAGATCCTGACCGTGAGCGTGGCTTTAATGATCCAGATGGTATATATCCGCGAGAAAATTATATAGGTTCAGAGCCTGATACACCAAGAGCAGCACGTAAACAGTATTCTGATTCACAGCCTTATATGGCAAAGGAGGACTTAAGGCAGGAAGAGATTGAAACAGCGACTCCACCGCGTGTTACTTCTATCTCTCCAGATAAAGACGATGCCTATTATGAAAGATTAACCTGGGAGAATCGTAAGCTCAAAGAGATCATTGGTCCTGTCTATCCTGCGAATCATGTAACAGAGACTCAATCAGGACATATAATGGAAGTAGATGATACTCCTGATCTTGAGCGCTTATCGACGTTCCATACATCTGGTACTTACGAAGAGGTAATAGCTAACGGAGATAAGACCGTTACAGTCGTTGGTGATGAGTACGAGGTAACCTTCCGCAGTAAAAACATGTACGTAAAGGGTAACGTGAATTTAACTGTTGATGGTAATATGAAAACTCTTGTCAAAGGTAACTATCATCTCGAAGTAGAAGGAGATAAAACAGAATATGTCAAAGGAAATCGTGTCAGCAAGCTTGGATTAAATGAGTTAATTGAAGTAGGTAGTTTAGATCCGGATGAAGGTGTACCATCTGATAGATTGATTAATGTATCAGGTAATAATACGACACGCATAGGCGGTAACGAGATCAGGGACGTTGTGAAAGACAGTACCACTAACATTACCGGCCATTACAATATGAACATTGTGTTAGATAGCAAGACGGTGGTTAACGGACATGCTGCACAAACCGTTATTGGAACCTTTGGTATAAACTCTGTAGGCGAACTGTCTCTTATTTCGAACGCTAGCATGAATATAGCGACGAATGATGAATTTGACCTTAACTCTAAGAATGATATTACGATAGCAGCAAATAATCCGGATAAAGTTGATGGTGCTTCTGGTAGTATAGATATAGATGGATCTCGAATTGACTTAAACTAATATGGCTATTAATTGTTCCAGTAATGCTCTCCTTGATAATCTGAATGCAAAGAAGGAGGCTTTGAATGCGAAGGTTGGCGAGTTGTCTGCTTTAGGTGCGAAGGCGATGGCAGATATCGCGGAGAAGGCAGATGAGATGAAAGGTGCTCTGCTATCTATGATGCCCGAGATTCCCGTAATTGCTAACTTCAAAAAAGAACTTGATGAGTTAAAGGGTAAGGTAGGTGCAGAACTTGCAGAGGCGAAGGCAGCCTTTAAAGAAAGGTGGGGTGATGCTCTCCCTGATGTAGATATAGATGGTCTTATGGAGAAGGTCACTGCTGCAGCGAGTCTCGTGAATAACTTCGAAGAGAATTTAAACGATTTAGTGAGCGGCGCTGTCAGTAATATTGCAGGGGCCGCGAGTGCGAAGTTCGATTTCTGTAAGGATGTACCCAATATCGATGCTCCGAAAGTAAGTGCTGAAGGTAAGGTAGAAAAGGTTGTCGATAAAGGTCCTGAACCAACAACACCTGTCGCAGGCCCGAAGAAGGTTGAAGTCGTGGTGCCGACCGTAATCGAGAAAGAGAAGGAGCCAAGCGTGAGTCCTAAGGTCGATAGATCTGCACAAGATCTCCAAAGGGCGAGAGAGCGACGAGCAAATGACTTAAATGATTATCGTGATGCATACAAAGATCTACATCGAGAGACAGGATTCGAAGTTGCACGGATTCTCAGACAGGGCGGAGGTCAGAATGATGATGAATTGCGTGTAAGAGATAATGACGCAAGTTTGTTTAAGAATAGCCGAGGAATAGTAGGACGAGAAAACACAAAGGCCGCAGCAAAAGGAATAAGTCTTATTGACTGGTACAACGCTGGTAAGATTAGAAGAAAAATGGCCGCGGCACTAGTTAAGAAATATCTTATCACGCGCTCTGAAGAATTGAAGTATGACGAATATCTCGGGCAAATGATGGCGATTAATCATTGCGTTGCCTATGGTGCTTATATGCCGAATGGACTTGAGGGTGAAGCAAAAGAACGTGAAGCTGCTATGAATAAAAGAATAGTCATAGTCAAAGAAGAAGGTGGCGCTCTTGTTGAAACAACTCCGGGTGGCCACGATGGAGTACTTACTGGTTATGTCACCGTGATAGAAATGCATAAACAGATTATGGCTGATCTGCAAGCCTATAAAGCATAATCATTACCGGCCATTACAAATTGAGAAATACATTTCACATACCGTACCTGCTCAAGTTCATCACTGCATATTCAAATTGTCTTCGAAATCTCGCGCGAGATTTTTCAGCTTTGAAACCATGAAAGTATTATAAATAGATTATATATGTCAAACATACTTTCAGACTATAATAAGGAAAGGTCTTCAAATGTTCTGAAAAGGAATCTTTATGCAGACTTGCCTTTAGGTGTTCAAGTACATCCGAATCTGAAAGACGTAATCGCATTAAAAGATATTGATGCTGTAAAGCAAGCTGTCCGTAATCTTATCTTAACGAATCAAGGGGAGAGGCCGTTTCAACCTGAGATTGGATCAAACATTACTGCTTTGCTTTTTGAGCCTGCAGATACCTTTACCGCGGTTGCTATTCAAAAAGAAGCACTTCGTGTTTTAAAGAAGTTTGAACCAAGGATAGCAAATATTAACGTGCAGGTCTTTGATAACACTGATAGGAACGCTTATCAGATTACGATATCATTTAAAATTATCTTTTCAGATACTCAAGAAGAAATTAACTTTTATTTACAACGACTTAGATAAACATGAAGCAACTTAACGTAACCGAACTCGATTTTGACAAGATTAAAAGCAATCTAAGGGATTACTTGAAAGAGCTTCCTGGCGGTGAATATCAAGACTGGGACTTTGAAGGTTCAGGATTGAATCAATTACTTGATGTTCTGGCGTATAATACACACTATAACGCTATCCTTGCGCATAACACCATGAACGAGTCCTTTATTGATTCGGCTCAGATACGCGGTAACGTTGTTTCACGTGCAAAGCTTCTTGGCTATGTGCCTCGGTCAGTTACCGCACCAAAGGCAACACTTTCAATTACATTTCCGGGTGATGTAAATGAGAGTAGAGATACTTATTCTATTACGTCTGGTCTTAAGTTTACAACGACTGTTGATGATGTAACATATACGTTTATAACGATTGAAGATTATACCACACAACTTGATGTAGTAAGTGATTCATATACCTTTCCCGCGGTTGAAATTTATCAAGGGCGAATTAAGCATAATAAGTACGTTGTAGATGAGGCAACTGCTTATCAAAATTTTGAGATTAACGATACAACAATCGATATCTCTCAATTAAGTGTTGATGTGTATGACAACAATAAGTCCAACTCTTTCAAGTCATACACGAGATTTGATCAAATAGGAGATGTTGGGCCCGAATCAGCAGTTTATTTTATTCAAGAAAACTACGATAATCATTATGAGGTTTCTTTTGGTGATAACGTTTTTGGTAAAAAACCAGATGCTTTGAATATTATTGATTTTAAATATTTAAGTACACTTGGTGCTGATGCAAATAACGCAACAATTTTTGAATGGGCTGGCATTGGAGCTTCTCCATTATCGATCTCAACAATTTCAAAAGCATCGGGCGGTACTTCTCGCGAAGGAGTTGAAAGTATTCGATTTAATGCACCACTTTCATTCATAGCACAAAACAGAACAGTGACGATCGATGATTATAAATCAATTATTGGTCAAAACATTACAGGCATTCAATCACTTTCTGTTTGGGGTGGACAAGATAACGATCCTCCAGAATTTGGAAAAGTTTTTATTAGTGCTAAGCCCGTTGAAGATGATTTGCTAACTGAGCAAACAAAATCCGATATTCTGGATTTGATAAAAACTAAAAAGGTGATTGCAATTCTGCCAAAAATAGTTGATCCTACTTTTACGCGATTATACTTTGATGTTCTGTTTAAGTACGATTCAAATCGCACGAGCTTATCTCAAGGCCAGCTTGAAACAAAGGTGCGAGAAGCAATTGAAGAGTTTAACACTGAAGAGTTGCAGCGGTTTGATGGAGTCTTTCGTTCTTCGCAAATGCTTTCTCTTATCGATAACACAGACTTTTCAATTCTGAATTCAGTTGTTCGAGTGTTTGTCTATAAAACATTGAACATCGTTTATGCTAATCTTGCTCCAACACAGTTGAATTTTGATATGACCTTATACGGTGATGAAGATGAAGAAGAACCTTTGATGAGTTCTGACCCGTGGGAATTTGGCGGGTTTCGATATCGCTTAGGAGATGAAAGAAAAACGGATGGATCATCTGGAAGAAATGTATATGCTTATCGCGAATCAAGCACAGGTGAGAGAATTAAAGTGTATAAATCATTAGGTACTTTATTCATTAAAGAAGGAACACTGAGTTTAAACGCTCTTCCTGTATCGCAAAACGAATCAATTAACATTTACGTTTCTCCTTCTTCAAACGATATTGTTTCAAAACGGAATAACTTACTTTCAATCGATATTCAGAAAACATTTATAGGTGCTGAAGTTGATGCTATAGCAGTTGCCGGTTCTTCTGGAGCAATTGACTATAACACGTTTAATCGACAGCGCTAAGGTTGTCTTACATCTCACTTGAAGGTAGCTATTAAAATTTATGTCATATCATTATTCATCAGGCAGTAGTTCTTCTGGATCAAGTGGATCTACTAGTTCTTCTGCATCAAGCGGATCTACTAGCTCTTCTGGATCAAGTGGATCTTCGAGCAGTAGTTCATATTTACCAAGCAGTTCTTCTTCGAGTAGTAGTTCTTTATCAAGTATTGGTTCATCGCCTATTGTTTCTGGTTCAGTTTATTATTTACAAGGTCAAAGCAACAGTGGGAATACGGACGGACTTACGGGATATTTTTATCCTCTCTATACTGATGAATCGTTAATTAGCAGAATTGGCCAATATCATTCTCATACATTTGAAGGATTAGACCAAGTGTTTTATATGCCCTCAGGCGAGATAAATCATGGAGTTTCAAGCCCGCCGTCATCCACATACTATCGTAACTTTATGTATCAAGAGTATGCGACGTATAACGTTACTAATGGCACAATTTCATATACAAATATTTCAACTACGCCATCACAGTCTGCGATCGCTATTGCTTCTGTTTCGAACTCTGGTACGGTTCCACAAAATCTAGAAACAACACGGACGAGTACTCTTATACCTGAGCAACTTATAGGAAAGGCACAAGGTCTTATACAACTGCTTAAAGATTATTACAATTATTTAAACACAGAAGGTCTACCATCTTATGAAATAAATCTTATTCTTGATAATCACGACATTGATCGTGTTTCAGCAAAGTACTTAGGTAGTATCGGAAGTGAAATAGCGAAGAACGTACCAAACTCAAATGTGCTTGATCAAGTTTCTCTTTACAAAAAGATTGTCAAATTCTACTCAACGCGAGGATCAGAAGATAGCTTATTTGCGTTCTTCCGTATTTTCTTTGACGAAGCTGTAAGTATATCATACCCAAAAGAAAGGTTATTCAAACTTTCTGATGGGGCGTGGAAACCACGCGCTGAAAATAACGAAGTTGAAATTATTGGTAATCTTTCATCTGGCGATTTGAATAACGAAGACATTAACACCGTTTTTAACATTAACGATGCACAAGGAAATAAACTAGGCTCTGGCCAACTATCTAGTTTTGCTAATGTTGACGCACTTTTCGATTATGATAATGTAGAAGAAGGTTTACAAATTGCTTTTGATAGTAAACAAAATGCTACAGACACTACTTGGATATCGAATACTGATTATCCTTGGGTAGGGAATAATCGAGGAAACGTTGCGTACGACGGGCAAAGTTTTGAATTCGCGTTTCCTGGTGATGCGACTGATTATATTACTGCAGGCATAATCGGAAATCAATCTTCATCACTAATTACAAATGATCATAGCATAGTCGCAAGAGTAAGAAGAGGATCAGACGGTGGGCAATACCAAGGTGTGTTTTCAGCTTCAGCGCTTTCTCTTCCTCATGCTGGCCATGAATTATACATAGATCGAGATACAGGTAAATTGGGTCGACAATTTGTTGATATCGATAATCCAATGATCGTAGCAGATGGAAGCAATATCCGTATTCGTAACTTTAAGTCGATGAACAATTGGCGAGGAAACTTAGGAGATACTGCATCCTCTGGAGAAACATATTATAAAAACACTGCATACGCTAGCGGCACTGGACTATATAACGGTAAACCGTTTTATGTAGATAACATTTATTACTTTGGCGCGACTTCGATTTCGCTCGCAACGCCATACACCACTTGGGACGAAAATACGGGATTCGGCACTGTAGAAAATTGGCCGGTTGCTAAAATATATTATGATGGGAATAAGTGGGTGTTTAAAGGCGCAGCAGTGTGGAATTTAATAACACAGACGTTTTCTTCTACAGGTGTAATTCTGTGTTATTCAGAAGACACCAGTGAAGATGTGTTCTCGGCAAATATTGAATGGTTTAACGAAAGTGGTTCGCCGATTGGGAACGCATTTGTAAATACACCGATAGAGCTTGACGCTACTTTTAATTTTTCTTCGCAGTCCATTATTCCAGTCGATAACCAATACCATACTATTGCTTTGACAGGAAAGAAAGCACGCAAAGGAGGCTATATTAAAGTATCAATTGATGGTGGCGCTTGGGAAACTGTTATTTCAGGTGACACTAGCGCGCATTTAGCTGTTGACTCTAATACAGATATTATAATTGGCAAAGGGTCTGTTTATCCATTTAAAGGATCTATGACAAATGTTCAGTATTATAATACTGCTTTGTCTGCAGCCGATGTTTTGCAAGTACACAACTATTATATAGGTGTAGTTCTAGACTTTTATCAAATAACGTTTGAGAATAAAGATGGAAGTTATGTAAATGGTTCAACACTAGTTGAAGCCAAGGAGAAAGCGTATACTTTAAACGTATTATCAGGCCATGAAATTGATTCATTTGTTGAATTTGAAGAACCAACGTTGGATGAATCTGGAGTTGGACCTACTGTGCGTATAAAGGTTGAGTACAACCAAGCACTATCTGGCGAAAAACAGACAGTAAGATGGGGAGATTCTAGGTTTGACTTATTTTCATCAGGAAATAACGTTAGACACACATATACACCAAAAGATATTGGCGCATACGAAAATAGCCGGAGTTTTGCTTCAGATATAAACCGTTTACACGATGGTGACTTTTGGCAGGAGTTTTCATACGTTCTTAATGTTGGTCTATCGTCTGATAAATGGCAAAACGAATATATTAGAATGGTGCACCCTGCAGGACTAAAGTTCTTTGCCTCTGTTCTTTATATTCTTTCACTGGAAAATAGTTGGCTTGGACCGAAAGTACGTTTTGATGAGGTATTAAGACAATACAAAAGAACATATGATACTACAAAATATGCAGGCAATTACAGAACCAATAATCCGTTGTCTGATCTTGATTGGATGGAAGGTTTAACGCCACCATCTATATTAGATCCAAGCGCAAATGCGCACCACATGCCCCTCTTTCAACCTGGCTGGTTAACCGGTGACTTAAGGTTCCTTGAATTGATTATCGAAGCCTTTCAATTTGATATTGGTCCTAATGATCCTGCATATCAAAGGATGGTTCTTTCAGTCTTGCATCTTCTTCACATCACAACAAAAGATCGAGATGCATTTGCACGGGAAGACTATTTAGAAAATCTTAAATTTATTGATGTAGAGCCAATAACACCTTATTTAAATATTACGTTTGAAGAAGCGGTTTTTAATAATCCCAAGATCTTTAATAATATAAGATCTATTATTGATATAACTATTGTAACCGAGACACGTTTAGAGACTGAAGTCGATGGATTTGATATGACAACTGAAGATAAGGATGCGACAGATCCTGAAGGTGATTCATACTTAGTAAAATAATAACTTAAAATAAAAATAATCGTATAAATATAACTATGGGCGAAATAAAAATATCGGGACTGACCGCGGTTCCATCAACTATAGATGGCACTGAGCTATTAGCATTAGTGCAAGATTCAGGCGGAGTGTTAGATACATTTAAAGCGACAGTTACTAATCTTAGACCTGCACTTGAAGATAATCTAAGTACTGGTGCACCAACATGGACGACAGACGGGGTGTTAAGAGCAGGCCACGATATTATTGCGGGATATGTTGATTCGGGCGCAAGCACTGATGGAGGAGGTACCATTGGTCTTACACTTAATGATGGTTACGGCAATGCTAATATCACATTTAATCATACAGGTGGTATTCCTGATCGAAGTGGCTCTTCCGCAAGAATTACATCTACTGTTGATAGTAATCAAGAGCTATTAGCCTTTCAATTGAAAGGAGACACTATAGGAAATAGCGTCACTGCATTAACGTCAGTACTTGAATTGCGTGAGGATTCTATTTCACTACTTAAGCCTACTTCACTAAGTGATAATTCTATTGGAATCTCTACATCATCACTCGTAAATAGAGGATTCGTAGATAATGCTATTGCGGCTGAGGCCGCGGCACGGAATGCTGCCGATGCTGCTACACTTTCATCTGCTGATGCAAATGCGCAAGGCTTTGTTTCTGCTGAAGAAGCTGCTCGGATTGCTGCTGACGTGGTGGTTCAAGGTGCAGTTGACGCGCTTGAAATAGTTGTAGATGGAAAGATCGGTGAAGCCGAAATTAATAGTACACATTTTACTTTTTCAAATAATCAACTAAATCTCAATCAGCTGGCAGGAAATCAGATAGTAAATAATTTCAATACAACTTCAAATATAACCGCAGCAAGTTTGCGTTTAACAAACACTGGCGATGCCTCTATAACTTCTACTACCCACGCTTTCCAAGTAGGTGCAACTAGTGGAGATAATATCATTATTGACAATAATGAAATAATGGCGCGCAATAATGGTGCGGTTGATACATTACATTTGAATAATAATGGTGGTAATGTTTATGTAGGTGGAACTTTACAATGTTCTTCAGGTACCTCAATAAATGAATTTAGTACAGATACTTCACTAAGCGGTAATAGTGATAATGCTGTACCAACAGAAAAGGCTGTTAAAGCCTATGTAGATGCTAATTCAGGTGCAGACTTCAGCTATAACGCTAGTACAAAGACTTTAACTATATCTTAATAATTCGAGAAGTGAATACATGGCCGCACAAAATATATCATTAGACAACGCAGATACAAGTTCTGTTATTTATGGAGGAGACGGTGTTGATAAAGAAGTTTGTTATTTAGTAATTGACGGGCAGGAAGTTTGGAGAAAAAATCCGAAAATGCCTAATGTATATATAAGGCGGATTCAACGAGGAGGAGACGGTGATAGCCATACTACAATTTATAACCCAGGTTTCGGCTTTCCTTCTGCCTCTCAAGTAACGTCATGGTTGAATGGTAGTTCAATGACTAACAACCTTGGCATGACTGACGTGTATGGAGACTATAAAAACAGAAGCATAACATGGAGAGGTTGTACACTCAATTCTACAGGTGGAATTGCAACAATTTTTGCATCCAATGGTACAAGGAGCGATTATTTATCTGCTCAATCGGGTTCGGATGAAGATGACGATGACGAAGGTGATAAAAACATGTCTTGGGTACTAGGAAATAAGGGGACAATTCTTGGCGCTTATAATGTCCTAACCTACACCTCTGGCTCCCGTAGAGGCCAAAAGTATCTGAGAACCGTGTACAATTGGTCAGATGCCTACGTCCCGATCAGTTCAACTTTTAGTAATCGTTCAGACGTGACACTAGTCAGTGGCGCTACAATGATGAGCATTAATACATTTGACTTAGTTAACGCTGAAATCACCGGTAAAGATTGTGGTGAAAGTTTTGCTAGGCTTTCAATTTTAGCGACCGAATCGGGAGGTGCTGCAGATTAAAAACACTGCAACAATTTATATAAATAATATCAATAAGTCCTTTAGAATTATCTATCAATAGTCAATTAATCTTTATAAATAACATTATGTCAGCAATCATTACAAACCAATTTAGAAAAAATTCAAGAGAGTTATTCATTAACGATATTGGAGATACTACTACTGATGATTATTTTATCGGTATCGGAAAAACGGAACCTTGGCCTACGCTTAACGGTGTTGACGAGGACAGCATAAGTTATACGGTGCCTCTTCCGACTAATACGTTGGTTGAAAAAGAAGACGTAATGAAGAACCTTATTTCTCTTTTAAAGGTAGAGGATACTAATAGTTTTAGCGTCATACCGCGCAATGAGTGGACTAGTGGTAGAGTGTATAAGTTGTATGATCCCTCCGATCCTAATATTTTTAACTTCGAAACAATCGGTGCGGTAGCATATTACCCATGTTATATGTCACACAATAATAAGATTTTTGTGTGTCTAAATAATAATAATGGTGGAGCGAGTTCAGTTAATCCTACAGCGACTACATATGGTTCAACTTCTAATATTACCGCTCAAAATGATTCATACGTTTGGGCATATGTCTGCGATTTAGAGCCAAACTCTAATTTTTTCACAGATCAATTTGTGGACATCCCTGCTGATCTTACTGCCAGCGGTGATATTTCAGCTGCAGCAACTGCGACAGGTGGGCTTGTGTATGGATTTAACGTTATTGATGGAGGAAGTGATATCGAAGATGGAGACACTATTCGATTAGTTGGTAGAGACGCAAGTGGTGTTTTGATCTCAGACCACAATATACGGATCTCAAATCAAGATCAGCCTGGATTTGTTGTAAATATTGATAACAGTAGTGACACAATTACTAGTATTGAAATTGCCAGCAATATATACCGAAAAGGTTACGCAGACGCGTCAGTTATTGTTAATGGTAGAGAAACAAACATTAAACCATTAGTTGCACCATTCGGTGGGTTTGGCTTTTCTCCAAAGAGCGACCTACCAAGTTTTTATGCTGGTTTATTTGGTTCCTACGCAGGAGGTGCACTTGGAGAAGCTCCAGTCAATGTTGGATTTAGACAAGTGAGTCTTGTTAAAGGCCCAGGCCGTACAGACAATGATCCTTCCGGGATTGCATCACCTAACATATACGACGCTCTTCAATATTTTGATTTAGATAGTGCTTCTAATATACCTTCAGATGCTGGTACGATTATTGAACAACAAAACACAAATGCAAAAGGGTATTTAGATTATGTTGATCTCGCTAATAAGCGCGTGTATTATCACCAAAACTCAAGTGGAGAAGTTAACGAAAAGACTTTCGAAACTGGACCAGTTCAATTTACAAATCCTTCGGGAACTGTGGCACAAAATTATACAATAAATGCCTTAGGACAAGGCGAGTATAACCAAGGTTCAGGCGAAGTGATTTTTCTTGAAAATAGAAAACCAATTTTAAGAAACACTAATCAGCAAGAAGATATTAAACTAGTTATCCAATTCTAATGGCAATTAAAACATACGCGATACCTCCTTATAGAGATGATTTCAATTCCAATAGCGTTCAGTTTACTGGTGCTGAAGGCAAAAATTATTTAAGAATTTTATTCAAACCTGGCGTAAGTGTTCAGGTTCGCGAATTGAATCAAATGCAGTCTATGCTGCAATCACAGATCGATAAGTTTGGTCGAAGCATTTATAAAGAAGGTCCTATCTTAGAAGGTAGAGGCAACTTAGATACTAATGTAAAGTATATTGATATTGAACTTAGTGGTGATGCAAATACGATTGATAATATTAATACATACACTAATCAGATATCAAATATAAAAAATAGTGCTGGTCTAAAAGCGTCACTTTTACACTATGAAGCACAAGCAGCAGATAATACATATCGTTTCTTTATTCGATATGATTCTTCTATTCAAGTTAATGGTGAAAACACACAAGAATTCGTTGTAGCTGATGCTGCAGCTTCAGTTGCAGCTGATGTAATCCAATTAGATAATCCTATTGTAGATCCCAATGACAATAGCGAGAATCCAACACAATTTCTTAATACCAATTCATCATTTGCTACGGTTATATCAACTGGTTATGGTGCAATTGGGAAAACTGATGCTGGTGTGTATTTTATTAATGGCGAATTTGTTTATAACGATGCTGAAGAAATCTATATTGCTAAACCTAACGAAGACTATACATTAAACGGTAAGCTTGCCTTTGTTGTAACAGACACAATTGTTACTTACGTAGATGATCCAGTGCTATTAGATAACGCAACAGGATATCCAAATGAAACTGCGCCGGGCGCAGACCGTTATAAAATAGATTTTCAACTTGCCTTTTTGAGCGATCTTGACGATGCGCTTGTTGCAAATAATACTGCCGTTTCATTTATAGACAATGCTCAATCGTATATAACTCTTTTTAAGACAGATTTAGATGTTGTTGTAAAGCCAGCTCGCACTGAATACACTCAACTTGATAGAAAGTTTGCTACTCGTACATCTGAAGAAAGTGGTGATTATTGTTTAAAACCCTTTAAGCTTGATGTTAGAGAATACTTAAACGATGCTGCTGGCAATAGAGGTAGATTCACTGCGGCCGATATTACGGATTTAGATACAATTGAAAAAATCGATCTCGATGGTGAATCTAATGTAGTTTATGGTGAAAGACACTACAGCGCTGGCATTGAACCTTCTGTCGCTTATGTTCAAGGATATAGAGTTCATCTAAAAAACAAAAAAGAAATTAAAGTTGAAAAAGCGCGAGATACATTAAATGTTGCTTCAGCTACTAATCCAGCATTTACTACACTGACTCTTGGTAATTACGTTCTTGGAAATATTAGCGATGCCTCAGGTACAAACGCCTTACCAGATTTTAGCGATCAAAGTGTAACATATACTATAGCTGGTGGAGGTGCAACAGGTACATGCAAAGTTCGTTCTTTAGAAAAAGTAAGTGATGACAACTATCGGTTATACATATATGATGTAAACATTACAGCCGGATTCCTTGGTCAAGCCACTTCAATTTCTACTAGTACTACGTTTAAGTTTGAACCATTGCGTAATAGCAGTAATAATTTATTATCATTCGAGCTATTAGAATCGAATAATAATAATCTACTTTTCCCTCTTCCACATAATACTGTCGAGTCTGTGACAACGGCTCACATAAATTATAAAAGAACATTCCAAAAATCATCAACGACTTCCCCGCAGATCTCTGCCGGCACTAATGAGATTTTTGAATCTGATAGTTTCTCTGATTATATAGGAATAAACGCAAGTGGCGCAGATCAAAATTGTACTGGTATTTCAGGTCAAAGCACTAACACAGTTACTCTTACATTTGATGGAGCTGTAACATCTATTGTTGCAACTGTACAAAAGTCAGACGCGACTCATGGCACTAAAGTGCGGAAAACTCATACAGAAACTAATACACCGAGTAGCGCTTTTACGAGTGGTTCTTATATAGACTTAGCTAAGTTCGATATTTTTGATATCGTAAGTATTACAAATACCACTGACAGTGAAGTCATCACATCACAGTTTACTCTCGATAACGGACAAAGAGATAATTTTTATCAAGATGGTAAGATCACTTATACTGGATCAACTGATTTAAATGGTAAAGCGTTATCTATAGTGTATCGTTACTTTGATTGGACAACACAAAACGAGTTTTTCTCTGTTGATAGTTATGGCGGTGACGAAGCATCAGGAGTTAATGTTGAGTATAATGAGATTCCTACGTACGAAAATTTATTCCTAGCTGATGCTTTAGACTTTAGACCTTATGTTGGCACTAATAATTCTAGAAGTTCTGTAGATCCTAACACGGTTATAGAACTCAATAGTTTAAATGTTTATCTTCCAAGATACGATAAGGTGGTTGTTTCAAACATCGGTGACTTTGATGTTGTAAAAGGAACACCTTCTCTTAATCCAATAGTACCTGCAACACCTGGCGATTCAATGGCTCTCCATGAATTGTTTGTTCCTGCTTATACATTTGATACAAGTGATATTGATATAAAATTTATTGATAATCGTCGATACACAATGAGAGATATTGGTACAATTGAAAAGCGTGTAAAGAATTTAGAGTACTATACTTCCCTTTCATTGCTTGAACAAGAAGCTACAGAAAAGAAAATCTTCACAAATGGCGGTGACGAAAGATTTAAAAATGGAATTCTTGTAGATAGTTTTATAGGCCATAACATTGGTAATCCGTTTGATTCTGATTATAAATGTGCTATCGAACCAGCGCGTGGTATTTTAAGACCTTCCTATAGTACAACTAACGTATTGCTTGGCGTACAGAGCGAGTATAGATCTCAGGAAACTGTTTCATTACCATACACCGACGTTCCTCTAATTACACAGCCTTACGCAAGTATTTCAGAAAGTGTGAATCCATTTGATTTAGCTGCATGGCTTGGAGTTGTTAAACTCGATCCTTCAATGGATGAATGGAAAGAAACAAGAGTAAGACCGGACGTCATTGTTAATTCTACTGGTTCTGCAGATGCTGTTCAATTTCTTGCTGAAGAATCAGGTGCGATTGGAACTAAATGGAGTGAATGGGAAACTGATTGGACTGGTGTTGATTCTCAAGTAGAAAATGTTAATATCGGTCGAAGTGATCAAGGTAATGGAGCAACTCGAGCAGCTAATCTTGCTGCAAAGCAAGCAATAACTGGTTCGAATAATTGGAGAGCTCTTCGTGGTAGTATCACAACTACAACCACAACTACTGAACAAGCTCGCGAAGGTATAAGAACAACCATGAGCTTTAGAGAGCAACAAGAAAATCTTGGAGAAAGAGTTGTTGACGTATCATTCATACCATTTATTCGTTCGCGAAGGATTGAAATACACGGCCAAATGTTTAAGCCAAATACAAAGTTATATGTATTCTTTGATGGCGTTAATATTAGTGACTATTCTAGTAAACTTTCATCAGCTTCAAGCCAATTTAATGCTAAAAGCGCCGCGGCACAAATTCATTTAAATGAGAACGCAGCAGCAATTTTTACAGCACGCTCTATCACTCGAGTAGAATTAATTACTGATGCTTCAGGTAATATTGACATACAGTGCTTTATACCTAATAACTCTGATATTAGATTTAAAACAGGTGAAAGAAAAGTTACTATTACTGATTCACCTAGGAATTCTATCACAGACGCCACTACATATGGCTCTGCAACATATAACGCTACTGGATTAATTGAAACAAAAGAAACAACCATTCTTTCTACAAGAATTCCTGAGTTCAATGAAGAAAGATTAACCGCAGAACGTACTCTTACTGATATAGACAGAAATGTTGATGTTGCATATGTACAACCTCCGCCTCCACCCGTTACATGGGAAGATCCTCTTGCGCAATCATTTATTATTGGAGAAATTGCCACTGGCACATCTGTTACTAAATTAGATTTATTTTTCCAAAAGAAACATGCAAGTATTCCTGTTACAGCACATTTAGTGACTGTAGAAAACGGCGTTCCAACACAGAACATCGTTCCATTCAGTAAGGTAGTCTTAAATCCAACAACAGGCGTTACAAACCCTGATGGGAGTGCGTGGAATTTTAGCACCGATGGCGATGAAGAGTCTGCAAACTATCTTGCTAATGTTGGTAAAAGAGGGCATATCGCAGCAACTGTTGCTGGTGATGGAATAAACGGAGCAGATGCTACATACCCTACGACACTTACATTTGATGCTCCAGTTTACTTACAGCCTGGTGTTGAATACGCTATTGTTGTTATATCAAACTCTGCTGATTATCGTCTGTGGTTGTCAGAAACTGGTGGAGACGATGTAAATGGTCAGGGCAGAATAGATAAGAATCCTTATGCTGGTGTATCTTTTAAATCTCAGAATGGATCAACTTGGACACCAGATCAAAATCGCGATTTTAAGTTTACACTTTATAGAGCTCAATATGATACATCTGCTTCAAGAACTGTTACTTTTACTGGATTAGGAACTCAATCATCGTTTGTTATCTCCAACTTCGTGGTTTTCTCATCTAATGTAGTTCTCCCTAAAACAGGAATTAGTACGTCAATTCAGTTTGCTGGAGCCAGCGGCGCGGGTTATTCTATTGATCTTAATAATACAGAATACTTAACAGAACCAGTAACTATAGCAAATGCATCGGACATTATTCTTACTGCAGAGTTATCTACAACATCTGAATATATATCACCGTTGTTAGATCTTTCACGCTTATCGTTATTGGGCATAAGTAATATTATTAATAATCCAACTACAAGCGCAATTGCTAGTTCGTCTGATTCACGCGTGGAAGCTAATGATGCACGTATTGCAGATGGCTTCTCTTACCTTAACGATTCAAGCACTGCAGACGTTCAATATATTACACGTACTGTTGCGCTTAACGATCCTGCCGATAGATTAAATATTTATCTTTTAGGCAACAGGCCAAGTGTTAATTCTAATATTCGAGTTCTCGTTAAGTTAAAAATAGACGATTCTGAATATAGTGATGTTCCATGGGAAGAAATTAAACCTACTAAAAGTATTCCTGTTAATTCTGATGGAAGATACTCCGAGGTTGAATATGATTTTGATCCAGAAGCTTTAGCACTTTTCGATTCTAACGAACCACGGGGTAGTCTCGAATTTACAGCTTTTGCAGTGAAGATTGTATTAACTTCATCAGACATCGTAAATGTACCAACAGTACAAGACTTCAGAGCAATTGCAACATTTGAGAGTTAATATGGCACAAAGAAAAATAGTAAAGAATAACACAAATCTTGAAAAGGACATGTTCACCGGTGCTATCTTAAATCGTGATTCTAATGCTTATTCTCAAGCAGTAAAACGTAAACGACTTCGTAAACAAAAAGAAACTGAATTACAAGATTTAAAATCTCAGGTTTCTGAATTGGCATCTTTAGTTAAAACACTCACTAAGAAAATAGATAAATAACATTATGGCAGAATTTATACCAGTTTTAAAAACAGATACATTTGATCAGTGGAGAATTAAAACTAATCGAATTGGCGCCGTTATCGATGATGTAAATAAGGCTGAAGGTCCTCAAGGCCCAGCGGGTCCAGCAGGTGCTGATGGTTTTATAGGAGCTGATGGTGCACCTGGGCCGACAGGTTCTCAAGGCCCAGCCGGACAAGATGGTGCTACAGGTCCTCGTGGTGCTACAGGTCCTCGTGGTGCTACAGGTCCTCGTGGTGCTACAGGTTCAAGTGGATCCAATGGATCCAATGGCGCGTCGGGTCCTCGTGGTCCTCAAGGTGCTGCAGGTCCTCAAGGTGCTTTTTTTAACTATTCTTCGGCGACAAGAACTCTCAGTATAACAACTTAATTGTAGGAGGATAATATATTATGCCTACACAAAATGTATCATTTGATAACGCGACTACACGGAACGTTACATTTAATAACAACGAAGTCTGTTATGTAAATTTTAACGGCACAGAAATTTGGAGAAAAAATCCTCAAGCTAGTGATTTACAAACTGGAAATTTTACGCCTCGGTCTTATTATAACTATCTCAATGGCTATGGGCGAGAAGGATATATAGGTCGCACCTTCCCTGTTGGTATAGGAGATGGATCAGTCAATACATACATACAGACATCTGATCAGCCAGGTGTTCCCTACGCGACTGGGCAGTCTCGTGGACTCATTCAAATATTTAATAGAGGTAGAGGCTTTACTAGTGGCTCTCAGGTAACGGGCTTTTTAAATGCTGGCGCTGGCACACACACTTGGAACAGAAGTGTTTTGGGCCACACATTCGTATGGAAAAATTGTACACTTAATTCTGAAGGTGGAATACAAAATATTAATATAGGTGATGCATACAGCTCAGGAATAGGAAGCAGGACTTGGGGTAGAATGGGTGGAAATAGCAACACAAGTTTTTCGAATGGTAACTATGGCGATTATGAAGATGATGATGATGAACCAAATCATGTTGGATCTATAATACTAGGAAATAGAGGAACTATACTAGTCCCGTATCACCGCTTTACATGGGGAACAAGTTCTGCCAATGTGGTCAGCAACTCAAATGCAATCTGGCGATATTTCGGTGGATATGGAAACCGGCTTGAACAGCAAGGCAGGACCAAAACCAATTTACCAAGTAACGCATGGTCGGATGAAACTGCATATGTTCCCGTCGTTAGTGCGTTTGGTAGTCAACATTCTTCTCGGTCAGATGTTACTAGCTTTGGCGGTATGCTTCTAAAGGATTTTGTAAATAAATCTGGTGAGTTCACAGGTTATGCGTGTGGAGAAAGTTTTGCGAAACTCAGATTTTTAGGTTCAGAAGGCGGAGGATCCGCTGATTAAAATGGATAATGAATTAATATCTCTTGCAGAAGACGTAAGAAAAAAGCTACGAGAAGCAAAAATTAAAGAAGATTCATTTTCACCTAATGTTAATTTAGAAGATAAGCTATCTATACAAAAATTAAATACAATAAAGAATGCTGGTGATTTGCCAAGAGCGCGATTTTTAGAAGGCAATGATAACCGAATATCATTTTTTAGATTTAAAGAAATCATAACACTAAAGGAATATATTAATAGTAAACTAAATGTAGAAGCTGTGAAAAGCGGCATATTTTGGTACCCTTCAAATGGTTATTGTGGGTGGCACACAAATAGTGATACTAAATTACATAAACCAAATAGACTTTATTTAACATGGGCTCAAGAAGATAAGAAAAGTTTTTTTCGATATCAAGATAATAGCACAGGAGAAATTAAAACAAATTACGATACTAAAGGCTGGCAAATAAGAAAATTTAAACTAAGTTCAGACGAAGAATCTTTATATTGGCACTGTGTAGGTTCTCAAACGAATAGAGTTTCAATAGGGTTTGCTTATTAAACGCTGTAGCAATTTTATAATGATTGATACATCCAAACTTAACCTTACCATAATCAATCCATTAGTAGATAAACTTATTGAAGGATTGTTTAGTGGAGAGAACGTGGTAGAACGCGTGTGTTATAATCCATTTGATAATACTTTAGAGGAAAAACTGAGTTTAGCTAATTTAAATAAAATCATGTTAGAGCATAGCGATGTAAAAGCAGCTAGACAAATCTCAAACAACGATAACCGGTTTGTTTTAAAAACTACAGATACAATTAATGAACTTACACGAGAAATTGTGTTAGCATGTGGTGGTATATGGAAATCAAGTGGCATGTTTTGGTATCCACCAAAGTCTTACTGCGGATGGCACACAAACAACAACAGAGAAGGTACACGAGTTTATCTTGCTTGGGCTGAAGAAAGCGATAAAAGCTTCTTTCGTTATTATGATCAAGATAAGGGCCAAACTGTGACCGCTTGGGATAAACAAGGACTTAACATACACCAATTTACAGTTAATAAAGAAAAGCCTTGCTGGCATTGCGTAGGAAGTTACACTCATCGAATAAGCTTTGGTTTTATGTCGCAGGACGAACATGGAGACTACGTTAGGAGTATCGTATGAATAATTTCGCAGATGGCACTCATAATTGTACTCGTGACTGGGCTATAGGTGGTATAGAAAAAAACATTTGTGTGAAAAATCTTTTTTGCGAGGGCAAAATGGAGATTGTAAAGTTTTCAGACATAGCAATAAAGTATTTTGATGCAATTAAAGAAAGAACAAGATATGAGGAGGCAGACGTAAGATTCCCTGGTATTTTAGCAGAAGGCGTTGAAAACCCATATAACAAGCGCTATAGGCTATGTGATGGACGCCATCGTATAAAAAAACTAATGAATCAGGGGCACAGCGAAGGCGTATTTTATATAATTTCAAATAAATGCTTTATGGAAGTTTTTAACAAAACTGATTCAAAATAACACTGATAAAATCGTATAAATAACTAATATGCCATTTGCAAAGATTATAGTTACAAACAGTACCACAACAGGTGCTCAACCGAATCCTCTTGATTTAAGTATTGGAGAGTTAACGCTCAACGTTGCAGACGGAAAGTTGTTTGCGCTTGATACTTCAAATAATGTAGTAAAACTTTCTGATAAAGGATTTGAAACACGCTTATCTTCTCTTGAAGGTAATCCAGGCGTTTGGGGTAGTATTGCCGGTACTATCACAAATCAAACAGATTTAAAAGATTTACTTGACACTAAGTTAGATACTTCTGCTTTAGTAAACACTCTCATAAACACGGATGGAATAACAGATGGTACTCGAATTACTCTTACTCCGAACTATGGGCCAGATCAATCTTTCGATTTAGTTCATGAGAATGGTGATGATATATCTGTTACTACGGTTGATGATGTCATAACAGTAAAACATCTTGACACCACTCGCACTAATACTTCAGATACCGACACTCCAGCGTTTGGTGATGCATTTAATGTTGTCTCTACTGTTTCTTCAAACGGAAAGGGCCATATAACAGGTGTTGAAACCTCTACTATAACGTTACCAAGTATTCAAACTTTTGAAAATAGATTAGATGCTATTGAATATCTTCAAATCGACATCACATCGTTTGATGCATCTCCA